TCATGGGCGGGGTAGAGTTCCGCGTCGAGCCGGGAACATATGACGATGTATCAATCGACAACGGCACACAGGGAATGAACCGCACCGACCTCGTCTGCGCCAGATACACGCGGAACGGCAGCACCGGAGTCGAGAATATGACATGGACGGTGTTAAAAGGTACGCCTACGAGCGGTATTCCGCAGTGGCCTACGGTTCCGACGGGAGACATCATTGCAGGGGCGACGGATGCATATTTCCCGATGTTCCGCATCTCGCTTGCGGGACTTACTCCGGCGGTCGAGGAGCTGCGCGGAGTCCTTACTGCTGCCGCTGATAATCAGGCGACGATCACGAGCTTACCGCGTGCAATCCAGAAAAGTACGATGGTCGTCAACGGCACCACGAAAGACGACGTGACGCTCTGGACGGTTCCAGCGGGATATAACCTTGAGATGATGGCGGTCACGGTCACAAATCCGTACTACAAAATCAACCCTGTTGTTCCGATCGCGACATATATCGATGAGAACAGGCGAGTGCATGCGAAGCTCAACGTCAGCCGGATAAGTGGATACTGCCGCTTCAACTACATCGTCTGGTACTGGGGGGATTAAGGTATGAGCGTATTAACACTAAACGTCGACGAGGTCATGCGGACGCTTTCGGCAGAGAGTTCAAATCCATTCGTCGTCCATGACAAGGAGGTCGACATTGTCCGCTTTGCGATCAACTCCGGCTTTGCCGACATCGTCCTCGACGGACAGGTCGCGCTCCGCGTCATGTATCAGAGGCCGGGCGAAACGGAAGTCAGGGCGCAGACACTGACGTATTACGATACGGACGGGATCAGGAACTATTACGACTGGGAGCTGCTCGCAGCGGACCTTGCTAAGAGTGGCACGCTCACGGTGGCTCTCTGCATCCTGGACATTTCCGGCGGTGAGGTCAGTGAGTGGCATACAACGCCGTGTGCGGTACGGGTCTTGTCGACCATCCACACGGATGACAGCGATGAAGTAGATGATACTATCACACCAACAGTAAAAGAGAGGGTCGCAGTCTTAGAGAGCATGATCCAGCGGGTAGCATCCGGCGCACCGATTGTCGTGTCAAGTATGTCCGCTATGACAGATACAGACCAGATATATGTACTCAAGACGGACGGGAAATGGTACTACCATAATGGCACTGCATGGACGGCGGGCGGGGAGTATGGAGCGGTATCGACAGACACCGCACTCACACAGTCGGGGGTACCGGCAGATGCTAAAGCTGTTGGGGCCAAGATCGAAGAGACAAAGGGCGAACTGAACTATTTTGCAGATACACAGGCAAAACGATTTTATCCTACGTGGGAATCGGGCGGGATTGATGGTACAACAGGAGCCGACACTACTGAGAACGCTACGAGATGCGCAGAGTATATAGATAAAAGCACGATTGCCAACTTTACCGTAAACACTCATACGGGGTCTTTGTATATTTATAGATACGAGTATGATGCAGACTCTGAAGCATATTCTTACTTAGGTGCGAACCAGAGAGCCGCATATGGAGATGCTACGAACTGGCTTAAAGGTCTTAACTGTACACATTTTCGGATTGAGGTGGGATTGAAAAACGCCACTCCAGATGAATGGTTATATATTGGCGTTAGCAATACGATCAGCACAAATATATCTAAAGCTGTTAATGATGCACAAAGCGCTATCAACAACACTGAAAACGTCAGATATTGGAGTCATAAATATATAGTCGAACCGGGGGTAAAACATTCTGCAACTTCCGGGGAAGTGCCTGTATCTATCCCTGCGGGATATAGTTTTTCGATAAAGGAAAAACTTAATGCAGATTTTAACAGACAGTTTTATGCGTATTACAGCGATGGGACGAGTGAACGCTTGTATAATTACGTGAGCTCATCACCGGGACATATCGCTAGAAACGTCATCGTGTCCGCAAAAGAAAAGGATATAACGTCTTTTAGCGTATATATTAATAACGCTAGCGGAACTATTACAAAAGAATTTAGTTTTGAAGTATTTGTAGAGAAGTCATTAAGTGGCTACGAAGGATATACTCATCAGACTTCTTATTGGATCCAAAACGAAGATTGCAGTTTGACATGTTTTGAAGAAGGCAGAGCGCGCGAACTTGTGCAGGCAATCGCTGTTGTCAACAATGAAGTCTGGGAATTCGCGGAAGGGAAAGCTTGTTATAATGGAGTAGAGTATTCGCTTGACAATGGGCACGGAAATAACTGCAATTGGGGCACAATATTGCACGGGACATATCCATATTTATACTGCCCTACATGGACAAAAGACGAAATGAATATAAATGTATTCAGCTTCGACGGCACAACGTTCACGAAAGTCAATACAATTCATTTTGGTGAGTATACAGGATATTTAGATGCGTACGTGAACGATGGAGACGGTTTTATATATGCTTTTGTTTTTGCGAATAATACTGCTGGTAAATGCCATTATTTCGTTTCCGATCTGGACGGCAATGTGCTTTTTGAAAAAGACTTGCCTTATTTGATTCGTACGATACAGGGCATTTGTATGCACGATGGACTTATTTATGCGGTTTCTGGTTATGGAAATACAAATTCTCCGAATTATTTATATAAAATTTCGCCAGATGGCACATTGATAAGCAAAAGCGTGATGGGTACAATAGGTTCTTTGAGCGAAATCGAAGGCATAGATTTCCTTGATAACGAAATGATACTTGCCACATATTACGGATTCCTTGTCCATCCTCACAGAGTACCAAGAGCATATCGCGTAGGGCATATAAAACAGTTGGAAGCTTCAGAGTGATTTGAAGAGATATTGATTGATGGTATATTTTTCATAAATCTTCGCTAGGCGTTCATCCTTCAGCGGAGACACATTCTGAAATTGCACAGAGGGTAAAAGATTCATTGAATATTTCATAATTTAAAGGGAACTTTAAAACATAAAATCAAAAGTCAAGGAGCAAACCTAAAATGATGAATATTTGTTTTGCTGTTATTGGTTTTATAATTGGCGTCTGTTTGTGTGGAGTGATTGCCGATTGTAAGCATATAAACGTTGGAAATAAAGCGATATAAAGGAGCATAAAAATGGATTTATCAAATTTTTCTTACAGCCACATCTACTGGATTTTCCTTCTCCCTCTCATCGGAGCTGGCGCAGATATCGTGACCGGATGGATTCAGGCGACGATCAACGGCACATGGGACAGCACAAAAATGAGGAAAGGCCTGTACCGCAAGGGCGGGGAACTGCTCGTGGTTATCATCGCATTCGTCGCAGGGGCGGCGATTCCAGTCGTAGCAGAGTACAAAGTCGCGACTTGGATTTCCCTCTATATCGTCATCATGGAAGCGGTCAGCGTATTGGAAAATCTGGATCAGGCTGGCGTGGCATTTCCCAAGGGCATCCTGAAAAAGCTTGGGAAGGTCAAAGCGGAGTTAGACGGAGAGGACGAAGATGAGCCTGACAAGAAGTGAATTGAAGCAGATCGCGCGGCTCTGTGTCCAGGAGCAGGGCGGATCCGAGGCAGGTGTGAAGGGCGAGGCGAGCCTCATGGCCAACCTTGCCCGGAAGCGCGGCCGGGATGTGTACGAATATGTACGAAATTCCGGCTGGTTCTCGAAGGCCGCTCACTGGATGGACAACGGATCCGCGACCGAGGAGCAGGTCGACTGGGTCGAGGATGTCCTGGTCAATGGCAACGCCACGCTCCCGCCGTACGTAGATGAGCACGACTGCTTCTCGGATATCCGGTCGATCAGCACCGGAGACGTACGGGACCGGTCGGCGTATATCAAGGACGTCACGGTCATCCGGAACCGGTACGGGGCGACATATACTTTCCATTGCTTCCTGCATGCGCATTCAGATCCGTTCGGGTATACGAGCAAACCAAAAGAAAAAGTGCTGCCAGATCCGGACGATCAGGCAGTCTATCTGCAGATAGGAGGATGACATGAATGGCGAGTTGTTGAGGGCGGCCGTAACAGGAGTCTATGAGACAGCCCACGCACTTGGTTGGAAATATGGAAATTCCGAGACACTGCCGCCCTGTGCTGACGGGATCATATCCTGTGACAGAGGAGCCGTCTCGAGGCCGTTGTGGATCCTCGGATATCACGACCAGCAGCAGGGCGGTGAGAGCGTCGGAAGTCTTGACGGCTGGTTAGTCAGGCATGGATTTAAACGGTCTTACGATCCGAACGATGTCAGGAAAAATTCAATAGTGCTCATGAGGCATGTCACCGAACCGGTCCCTGACTGGAAAGGACATGCTTTTTTTGTACTCGAAAATAACAATGGCATGGTCTGGAAATATGACTTCGGGGACCAGTGGAGGATAGAGGCGGAGCAGCCATTCCACGCACCTATTAACGAGTGGCCAGGCAAATATGAGTTCTATGCTGTGTACTGGTGGCCGGAAGATATTGAGGATGAGCCTCCGGAAGAGGGGATCTATTTGAAAGTAGGTGATTAAATGGGAGTGACTGCAAAACAGTTTGTCGACAAGGCGCTCAGTTACGAGGGCTATCACGAGAAGAACCACTCGGTCGCGAACCTGGAAGACTTTTATGCTGACGCAGGCGACGGGAATCACACGATTTTCCAACAGCTGGCGGTCGGCTGGACTGGTGATCAGTGGTGCCAATACTTTGTCGACGGGATCGCCGTGCTGCTGACCGGCAGCCGGGAGGCAGCGAAGCAGCTCCTCTGCCAGGAGGGGCTCAGCCGGATGACCGGATATACTCTGGACGGTGCGGCCTGCTACAAACAGGCGGGGAGATGGCACACGGATCCGGAAGTTGGTGACATTATTTATTTCTGGTCGCAGTCGAAGGGTCGGATCGGCCACGTCGGCGTTGTGTACGATGTCGACAAGGCCGGCAAGGTTGTCTATACGATCGAAGGCAATACCAACACCTTCGAGCGGCCGGACGGACAGGTCGAGACCAACGGCGGAGTCGTTGGCCGGCATGCGTATGATTATTCCAACGTCGGCCGGTACGGCGCAGCTGTCCAGGGCTTCGGCCGGCCGCGGTACGATGATGATGCAAAAGGCATATATATTCAGATAGGAGGATGATGAAGATGGCAGTAACGTACAAACTTGAAGAAATAAAGCGCGGAGACAAGGGGCCGAGCGTCTTTCTGGTGCAGCAGATGCTTAAGGCACGTGAGATAAAACCTGGCGTCCCGTTTTACCGCGGAGAGCTGGATTGGGAGTTTGGACCTGCGACAGAGCGAGCAGTAAAAGACTACCAGACACTCAGGATCGCGATGGGCGCGAAGATCGGCGGATCGGACGGCAAGGCAGACGGCGAGGTCGGACCTGCAACCTGGAACGATCTGCTCGGACTGCAGAAAGTATAAGCAAGTTATAAGCAAGTTGACGTGATAAAGGGGAGGGCTTTCGCTCTCCCCTTCTTTTTTTTGTGCGGAATCGTGCGGAATCTGTGCGGAAAACTGATTGCACTCTATTATACGTATTTTCCTATATAATAGGAAATAACTGCTCCTGTTATGCGTTATTGTACGTATTATAACCTTGTTCTGTAGCCCTACCGGCTATATAACCTCGAAGCGCGGGAAGCTAGGAAACACCTAGTCTCCCGCGTCTTTTTTTATGCGCGAAAATGCGCCCGTGCGGAATGGATGCGGAAAATTATAAAATCTGTACCGCATCGAGACGGGCGTTGTCCGCTTCTCTCACCTTGTCGGTCACGTGCATGTATATCTGCTTTGTGATGGAGCTGTCCGCGTGTCCAAGCTGGCGGCTGATCGTTTCGATCGGGACGCCCGCCTCCGCCATGAGGGATGTATATGTGTGCCTGAGTGAGTGGACAGGCAAGGCAGAGCCGCGGATTTTTACAACATGCTCCCGGAAATATTTAGCGTATGCCTCATAGTGCATGTGTCCGCCATCCATCCACGGAAAGAGGAGAGGCGAGCGGACGCCGAAAGCGAGGCATATCTGCTTCTGGTGAAGAAGTTGAGACCGGACGACTGCCAGAAGCTCCGGACGCATGTGCAGGACGCGTTCTGACATCTCCGTCTTTGTGGTCTGTACCTTCTTCGTGGTCAGGCTGTATGTCTTATCTACTGTGATGCTCTGTGCGGTCATATCCACATCTTTTAGGGTTAGGGCGAAGGCTTCCCCGACTCGGACGCCTGAGAGTACCAGAAAGCGCGTCAGGAGCTGATAGGTGGTGTTTTCGTCCATGGAGTCGATAAGCTCCCGGAGATCGTCCGATTCCAGGAATTTATCCGCAACCTTCTGCCGGGTGGTCTTTTCTGGATACTTTTCCAGTCGATCGGGGACGGAAGTGTCCGCTACGAAGCCCTGCCGGTAAGCCCAACGCCACAGCGTCTTGATGTGCTTGATGCGCTGATTCTTCCACGTTGGACTCTTCCCCGTGCTGTCGAGCCGGTCACGGATAATGGGGGCCGATACCTTATGTATCATCGTCTCGGTGCCGAGGAGCTTGCAGATACCCCGCATCTCGATTTCATCCTCAAGGGCGGTCGACTCCTTCCGCATCTGGTACTGATAGGCGACAAATTTCTTCGTCAGCTCTTCCACGGTCATCTCTCCGGGCGTCGTCTCCGCTCTCTTCTGTCTGATTTTCTCCTGTAAGAGCGCTGACGCCTCTTTTCTGGTCGAGGCGGTGTTCTTATCGAGGACAACGGAAACTTCTCTCTTTCGGCCTGTGAGCGGGTCAGGATAGGCTTCCGCGAAGCGCCAGCGGCCTTTGTATTCTCTTATGTACAATCTATCACCTCATTTCACATCTGACTGGAACGCAACAGCTTTCCCCAGAATCCGCACATGATTCTTCTCTTCTCCAACATAAACAAGCGGCTCGTATTTCGGATTTTCCGCTTGCAGGATGACCCGATCAGCAGAGTCGAAGACCCGTTTCAGAGTCGCTTCATCATCTATCAGGACGGCGGCGATCTCCCCATTCTCCACGTTGTCCTGCTGCCGAATGAAGACAATGTCGCCGTCATGTATCCGGGCGTTGACCATCGAATCCCCGTGTGCTTTCAGACAGAAGTCGCAGCGGATCCGTGTCCCTACTTCCACATAGCACTCGAAACTTTCATCTGCCAGAATCGGCTCACCGCACGCGATCCGCCCGAGCAGGGGCACGCGCTGGACTTCGACGACCTTGCCGACACCGCCCCATCCCATTATATAATCCGGCGTTGTGAGTAGGGCATCCGCGATTGCTTTTATCTTGGATTGTCTCAGCCCTTGTTTGCCGCTCTCGATCTTTGCGATTGACGCCTTGTTTTTATATCCTAATCTGTGCGCGAGTTCCTCCTGCGACACGTCGAGCTCCTCCCGGCGCTGTTTAATCCTCTTTCCTATCTCAATATCTATATTCATGATTCACACCTCCTTGTAAGCTCAGAATATCATGTAAATGATAGAATATCAACTTTTATTCATTTTTTCTGAAATAAATGTTGACATTCGGTGCCAAAGATGATATTCTATCATCAGCGAGGGGATAAAAAATCAACTTCACAGGGAGGAAAAATTAAATGGTCGAAATCGCAAGAATCTCAACATTTGGAATCAGCAACAACCGCGACATCGTTCGCCGCCTCATGGGGACGAGCAAGCTCTTCCACGGGCTGACCTTCGCGGATGCGCTCGCAACATACCGCTACTCCGAAAAGCACGGGCTCGTTCGGAAGACGGACGAATACATTGTTGTGTATCACGACTGCTGATCAGGCAGTCCCCGCGCCCGGTCGGGTTATACCGGGCACTTCGGAACGTAGCCAAGAGGAAAGGCATGCCACCCCAGACACGAAAGTGACGTAAGGAGGTAACCGCAGGTTCAAGTCCTGCCGTTCCGATTCCCGCGAAAAGAGGACAACAGAAGGAGGAGAAGCGAATGAAGAGCTACACAATCAGAAGCACGGAGACCGGCGCGGTCATCATGACCGGGCATGCCGCGCACAGCGCAAACGAGGCGCTCGGCATGTTCCTCGATGAGCATCCGCTCTATGAGAAAGACGAAGCCTACGCGTCCGAGTCTGGGTGGAACGACTAGGAGGCCGGGCGATGAACCTTGAAAGCACAGTCAGAAAAAACAAGGCGAGCAATCTCCGGTATAAACAGGCCGCCGTCTCAGGGCTCACGATATCGGAAATCGAAAACAGCCTGAGTGAAATCATCGAAGCATGCGACGAGGTCGTTTACTGGATGGACAGTGACAACCAGACGCTCGTAGACGCTTTAGACGGGGACGACGACGAAGTGAGCCGATTCAAAACGGACTTCGCCATCCTCTCCGCAGAAGCCGACCGAATGTATGAAGACATGCAGTGCGTCTGGGAGCCGGAACGGTTCGACGACATCCTGGTCGTAAGCGGTATCGCGGGGCGAGGAGCCAAGCTTGTCGGATGGGACATCTGCGAGGGCGACTATTTCGGACTCGATCCATTTCAGAGCGGCTGGGCTGAGCAGGAAAGCACGAAGCGGCTTGAACGGCTCACGAAGAAAGAGCTCCTCAGGCAGATGGCGCAGACCGTATCGATCGCCTTCGCCTTCCTCGGGATTCAGAGCCGATACCAGGACTTACAGGCGTCTATCGATATCCTGAGAGCGCAGAACAAGGAATATCTGGACAGCGTCAGGGAAATAAATGAACTGCACGGCAAACTTTGGGATGAATGGGGAAATATGAACGAGAAAATCTCTCGCAAGATGGACGCCATCATCCAGCGAATGCCGCAGGAAGCATTTTTATAAAGAGGAGGTAAAAGCGAATGACCACAATGCAAATTGTCAACATGAGACGCCGCGGCGTCCCGATCGGAGAGATTGCGGAGCGCTCAGGCATGACAAAGGAAGCGGTCGCGAACCGGCTGAAGGCATACGAGAAATCGGTGCACGTCTACGCCTACGAACACTGCGGCAGACACGGAACACAGAGGGGAGGTGCTTTTGCATGAGGACTATCAGCATCTACTCTATCCCGTGCATCAACGTGGAGAGCGACGGCATAATCTACGCCCGACCGATTCATGAGAGCGAGGACGACGATCCGCATTTTTTCCTTGACGGAGTGCGGCACGACCTGACGGGCGAAGAGGTCGACGAGTTAAGGAGGGTGTGCAATGCCGTACAGAAAACTTGAACCCGTCCCCTGCATCGACCGGCGACCGTGCCTTCATCGGGGCAAAGATGGAATCTGCTCCATCCTGACGGAGCCGTACAACGAAGACGGTGCCTGCGGGTTCTGCCGGGAACCAGACAGGGCGAGCAGGCCAACGGGGACAAAAAGCCCGGGCGAGGTCATCGACCATTATCTGAAGCTCATGCCGAAAGAGCGCCGGGAACCGTCCTGCATGTTCTATGCGGGAGCAGCTCGGAAGTTCTGCCGGGCAACCTCCAACAAATCATGTAAAGGCTGTGCATTCTACAGCCCGAATAAAGCGGCGAGAACTGACGCGCTTGCGAAACTCCTCATTGATGCGGAGGAAGATAAACGACGGCTCCGCAACGAGCTCCGGGCGGCAACTGACAGGTTAAGGCGTCAGGAGAGGCACGCGCAGATCGGGCGGGCGGTCGAGCGGTTCAGAAGGGAGCGAGGACATGGAAACGACTAGGTTGGTTTTAATCCTGGCACTCCTCGTGAATGCCCCCGCGGCACTGACATTCGAGATTTTCCCAGTCGTCGCAGAGATTATTCTGGTGATTGCCGCATTTATGACACTAATTTTTGAATACGCTGAATAATGGGAAGGAGGTGAAGACGTGACAGATACGAACGGGCTGAGAGAGGTCATAAAAGAATCCGGGTATAAGCTGGTATATCTCGCTGAGAGATGCGGGCTCTCCTATCAGGGATTTATGAAGAAGGTCAACAACGAAACTGAGTTCAAGCCGTCCGAAATTCAGGCGCTTAAAGAGTGCTTAAACCTCACGGACGCGCAGGCTATGAGCTTATTTTTTTACAGTGAAGGTTGATAAATTACCAACGCGAGGATGATGAGAATGAAACAGTTTGTATCAATTGCCGAAGCCGCCGACGCACTCGGAGCGTCAAAGCCCTATATACGGAGCCTCGTGAACGGCATCCGGGCGAACACTCCAGACCGATACAACGCCTCGGACGTTTTCGGAAGGTCAAAGGTTTCGGTCCGGTTTGTCGCCTTGCAGGATTACGCGGCCTACGGCGAGGATATCGGACACGCTCCGCCCTATCGACCGATCGAGAGGGAACGGGAGCTCGGAATCACGGCACCGGCAGCAAGTGCGCACGATGTGGCGGTGGAGTTGCTGCGGCAGATCGTAAAGGCCGCAGGAAGGATTGAAGTATAAACGAGGAGGAAAAGCGAATGATTAACGTGATTATTAAGCAGTCGTATAACGACATCACACTCGAGTATAACACACTCGGGGAAGTCGAGGAGCTTGTCCGCGTTGTCGGCTCCGGGCAGGAGCTCGCGGACATGACGATTACGATCAGGCTCGAGAAGCCGGAAGAAAAGGAGGAGGGGAAGGAATGAGTTCGCTTTATCAGTTGACAGACGCCTATCAGGAATTACTCAGTATGGCACTCGACCCGGATGTCGACCCGGAAGCGCTGGCAGACACGATGGAAGCAATCGACGGAGAGATCGAGGTCAAGGCCGACGGATATGCAAAGGTTATGAAGGAGCTGAAAGCCATAGCAGACGCACGGAAAGCAGAGGCGAAACGTCTCCTCGACGGCGCAAAGTCCGTAGAAGCCAATATTGACCGGATGAAGTCGGCGCTCATGACAGCGATGAAGCTGACTGGCAAAACGAAGTTCAAGACGGAGCTGTTCGGATACGGCATCCAGAAAAATCCACCTGCTCTGAAAATCGACATGCCTGACAGAGTTCCGGAAGAATTCTTAATCCCGCAGGAGCCGAAGGTCGATTCAGCGGCAATCAAGAAGGAACTGAAAGAGGGCGTTGTCTACGACTGGTGCCATCTGGAACAGTCGGAGAGCCTGAGAATCAGATAAACGAAGGAGGGGTAATACATGGCAATTCCGGTTTTGATTATCGGAAAATCCGGAAGTGGAAAATCGACCAGTATGCGGAGCTGCACAAATGAAAATTGGAATCTGATTCGCGTACTCAATAAGCCGCTCCCGTTCCGTGGAAAGATTAACGGCTGGTATACGGACGATTACGTCAAGGTGTGCAAATGCCTTAGCAAGTCCGAGGCTCAGTCAATCGTGATTGATGATGCGGGGTATCTCATTACGAATCATTTCATGAGAGGACATTCCAGCGTCGGCAAGGGAAATGAGATTTTTTCTTTCTACAACACGATCGCTGATAACTTTTGGTCGCTCATTCAGTACATCATCGAGCGGGTGAGCCCGGAAAAGATCGTGTATGTCATGATGCACGAGGACAAGGACGACGCTGGCGAGGTCAAAGCAAAGACTATCGGGCGGCTTCTCGATGAAAAGGTCTGTGTCGAGGGGATGTTTACAATCGTCCTCCGATGCGTCGAAGAGGGCGGGAACCATTATTTCGTCACTCAGTCAGCAAACGGGGCAATCAGCAAGAGTCCTATCGGAATGTTTGAGGACCTGACGATCGACAACGACCTCGCGGCAGTCGATGCAACGATTCGGGAATTTTACGAGATGACCGACAAGAACAAGGAAACCAAGGAGGTAGAAGAAAATGGGAATTGAGAAGCCGAATAATTACGAGAACACGCAGGCAGCCGGAGCATTTGAGCCGATAGCACTCGGAGGACACCGCCTGATTATCAAACAGGTGAACGAGGTTACCTCGAAAAACGGCGACCCGATGATCGTTATCCTGTTGGATACAGACAAGAACGACGTTCAGCCAAATTATTTCTCGAAGCAGTTCGCGAACGACATCCGCCCGGAAAAGAAGTGGCCGGCATCCGGAACAGTGTACATGCTGACGGAATACAACGGCGAATGCACCAGAAACTTCAAGGGCTTCTGCTCAGCCGCAGAGAGGTCGACGCCGGGTTTCTCGATCACCTGGGGTGAAAAATTCTGCAAGTGCCTGAAGAATAAGCCTATCGGCGGGATCTTCGGTCTTGAGATTGGATGGTACGAAGGCAAGGAAACAAATCAGCATAAACTGCGTTGGTTCTGCGAGATCGACAAGGCGGCAGACGCAGACATCCCGAAACCGGTGGAAACGAAAGATTATAAGGACCATAAGGGAGACGGTCCTGTAATTCCGGGAAGCAAGCCGGGGGCAGATGGATTCATGAACATTCCGGATGACGTTGACGATGATGAACTGCCGTTCAACTAAAGGAGGCTCTTATGATTGAATATTCACCTGATCAGCAGAGCGCCATGCGCGCGCTCAAGAGCGGACAGAATGTTTTCCTTACTGGTAAAGCCGGGACAGGTAAAACAACAATCCTTAATCGCTTTATTGAGTGGGCTATTGAAAACAAAAAGAACATGATCGTCTGCGCCTCAACGGGCGCAGCGGCCCAGAGGATCACGGCAACAAAAGCATGCACAATCCACAGGGCTTTCGGGCTGAAAAAAGAGCCGATTGTCCTGCCACCCAAGAAGGCAAAGAAAGAAATTGCGGCGGCGGACATTATCATCGTTGATGAGATTTCAATGTGTCGAATTGATCTCTTTGAACATATCGCCTATGCGATCCAGCTCGCAAACGCAGAGAACCAGAACCGCGAGCAGAGACTCGCGAGGAAAGAAAAGCGAGATCCTGTTTTTAAGGCGATTCAGTTGATCGTCACCGGCGACTTCGCGCAGCTGGAGCCCGTCCTGACGGACAAAGATAAACGGGCATTTCAGGCGAGGTATAAGACAAAGCTCTTCGCCTTCGAGTCCAGGATGTGGAATGCAATGAACTTCGCGAATATTGAGCTCTCGACCGTACACCGGACAATCAGCGATGCGGAATACACGGACGCTCTGAATGAAGTCCGGGATGGCTCCGACCCGTTCGGGTGCGTGGACTGGTTCAATTTCAATACTGCCGATTCGCCCTTTACGGGCCCCGACTCCATCATCCTCTGCGGAAAGAACGCCACGGCAAAGGAAAAGAACGATGCGAGACTTAACCAGCTAGGCGGCGAGGAATATCAGTGTATGGCGGAGATTACCGGCGATGCGGACATGGCCTCGACCAATGCGGAGTATGACCTGCGATTTAAAATCGGTGCAAGAATCATGATGCTCACGAACGGCCCAGGATATTACAACGGTTCTTTCGGAACGATCGAGGGCTTCTATCCAAACGACGATGACGAGGCTTTTGACGAGGGCCCGAGGGTAAAAATCCGTTTGGAGGATAGCGGAGATATCGTATACGTCGAAAAATACAAATGGGACGTCGTTCAGCCGGTCGTAAAGAAGAAGACAGTCAAATATAAGGAGCTCGATCCGGAGACCGGCAAAGAGGTTGAGAAGGTTCGGGAGGAGGAAGTAATCGAGACGGAATCCGTCGGAGCTGTCGAGCAGTTCCCGTTCAAGCTGGCTTGGGCGATTACGATCCACAAGTCTCAGGGTATGACGCTTAAATGCGGCGTCAATCTTTACCCGGAATTTTTCGCAAATGGCCAGCTGTATGTTGCACTCTCCAGAGTCGACAAGCGAGACCATATTTACATTAACGGCCTGCTCGATTACAAGGACCTGCGAACGTCTGCAAAGGTGCGGAAATTCTACGGAGGCATTTAATGGACATTCAAGTCGACACCCGGGAAAAACCGGAGGCCATAAAACTAATACTTAAAGAGTTTGACCGGCAGAAAATCCATTACTTCAAGTCGAAGTTATACGTCGGGGATTATATGAGCATCGATAATCCCCGACTGATAATCGACAGAAAGCAGAACCTGCAAGAGCTCTGTTCCAATGTTACCCAACAGCATGAGCGATTTAAAAAAGAGCTCATTCGGGCAATCGAGGCCGGCATTCAGCTCGTTATCCTGTGCGAGCACGGCGAGGGAATCGAATCCATCGAGGACGTGTATTTCTGGGAGAATCCGAGAAAGCATAACATCTATTGGAAGTACGTGAACGGCAAGAAGCAGGCGTTTGTGCAGTCAAAGAAGGCGGTCGACGGTAAGCAGCTTTACAAGAGCCTGTGCACAATCCGCGACAGGTACGGAGTGAGATTTGAATTTTGTGACAAACCGGATACCGGCAGGCGGATCATAGAGATTTTGACATTATGACAGTTGAAGAGATTAAGCAACAGAACAGCATGCGGAATGTCGTTGCGAGGTATGGCATCGAAGTGAATCGCTCGGGATTTTGCAAATGTCCGTTCCACAATGAGAAGACGGCCAGTATGAAGATCTACAAGGATAGCTTTTATTGCTTCGGTTGTCATGCTGGCGGCGACATCTTCACGTTTATTCAGAAGATTGAAGGCATTGATTTTAAGACAGCTTTCGAATCGCTCGGCGGCACATACGAACATCGAAAGACGTTTTCAAGTCGGCTCGCGCTTTACAAGGCGATGAAAAAGACTGAACAGAAAAAGGCTGACGATGCGCGAAAAAAGAAGGAGCGTCAAAAAGAGTTTGCCAGAATCAAAGAATTAAGTCATCAACTTGACGAAGCGCAGCCGATGTCTGACGAATGGTGCGAAATCCATAACCGTCTCCAGATGGCAAGATATGAAGCGGGATTAGAAGAATAGGAGGGCGTAAATGATAGATGGATGATAAATACATACAAGCACTCACGCCTGAGTCTATTCTTGGCGAAGATGTTTTCAATCGGCTATTTGACATAGCCAACGAAATCGAGCGGGAGCAAATCCACCAAAAGTTGCAGGACCGCGCGAAGATCCTTAACGTCAAACAGAAATTCGATTCGCTGTATAGGAGCTATTACAAGGTTGACCGCGAAATGAAGAGAGCCGCAATTAGAACGACAACAGAAACGGCGGTCAACCAGATGACAACTTTCGACAGCCCTTATCCGGATATGCGGTGCGGTTCGTGGATCGCGTCAGAGGCGGGCATCTATGTGCAGACATCCGGGATAATGGATACAGTCGCATGCTACCATCCGATTTTACCAGTTGAGCGACTGAAAAACATGGAAACAGGCGAGGAGCAAATAACACTCGCCTTTAAGCGGAATAATGCCTGGACAAAGATAACGGTCGAGAAAACGCTTGTCGCAAGCGCATCCAGAATCGTACAGCTTGCCCGGCTCGGCGTTGCGGTCACATCGGAAAACGCAAAGCTGCTCGTCCGGTATCTGTGCGATGTTGAAAATCTCAACTCTGCGTCTATCAAGGTGCGACATTCCACGAGCAAACTCGGATGGCATGGGAAGTTGTTTGTCCCGTTTGATGACTTCGGGGATGATCGTATCGCCTTTGATGGCAGCAGTCGATTTAGCCAGCTCTATGCGTCGATTGCCCCGCGCGGCGAATATGAGGACTGGATGGCCGAAGTTAAGCGAATCCGGGCAAGAGGTCGAATAGAAGCCAATTTCCTTCTTGCGGCATCCTTCGCCAGCGTCCTCGTCGAAAAGCTCGGAGCGCTTCCGTTTTTTGTGGACTTATGGGGAGAGACGGAAGGCGGCAAGACGGTGGCTCTGATGCTTGCGGCAAGCGTCTGGGCAAATCCAGCAGACAATCAGTATATCGGAGACTTTAAAAGCACCGATGTCGCACTGGAAGCGAAAGCCGACATGCTGAATAACCTGCCGATGCTCCTCGACGACACGAGCAAGGTCAGTAAGCGCATAGCAGATAATTTTGAGGGTGTTATCTACGATTTATGTTCCGGTAAAGGCAAGAGCCGATCAAACAGGGATCTCGGCGTAAACCGTGAGAATACATGGAAAACAATCTTTATCTCAAACGGTGAGCGCCCGCTGTCGTCCTATGCGGAACAGGGCGGCGCGATTAATCGAATCTTGGAAATCCCGTGTGAGGCTCACATCTTCGAAGACCCGCAACGAACGGCTGAGACGCTGAAACGACATTATGGATACGCCGGCAACACCTTTGTAATCATGCTGCAGAACAACGAGGATATGCAGAAGGACGCGAAAGATCTTTTCAAAGCATTCCAGCGGGAGCTCATGAAGGAAGACCGGATGCAGAAGCAGGCAATCAGCTTGTCGGTCGTCCTAACGGCGGATGCACTGATAGAAAAATACATCTTCAAGGATGGGATTCGGATCAGCATCGACGAAGCAAAGAACGTGCTGACAAGTCGCGAGGAAGTTTCCGAGAATGAACGGTGTTATCACTACTTATGCTCAAAGATCGACATGAACGAAACGACTCATTTTCTGGATGACTGCAAACTGGAGCGGTGGGGCGTCATCGAGGGAGACAGAGCGTATCTTTATCCTCCGGTGCTGACGTCGCTTTGTCAGAGCGGTGGCTTCAATCGCGAGAGCTTCGTAACGTGGGCTGTAAGGCGAGGGCTGATTTTTCAGGATAAGAAAGGCAAGAATCAGATACAGAAGAAGGTCGGCGGGAAAAACTCAAGAATGTACTGCATTGACATATCTGCGGCGGAGAATGCCGAAATCGACAGCGACGGATTCAAACAGATGAGCATTGACGATATGGACCTTCCGTATGATGACGTTCCGGATCCTAATTTCATGTGAAAATTGGATTTTCCGTGCAGACATTTAATAGGTAGAAACTCAGAAAAAAGGTAACACAGCAACACAAGTAACACGCGAAAATACCTAATCGCTTATATGAAAAATAAAAAGTGTCTAGGTGCACACACTTACACTTTTCTATAAGACGAAAAAGTAGGTGTTACCGGTGTTACCGGTGTTACCGATAGCGAAAAACCGCATAACTAAGCCACTTTTTGAGGTAACACCATAAAGAGTAGTAGGTGTTACCAAGTGTTACCAATAGGAGACCGGATATGCTTCAAGGCAAAGAAAAAGAAGTCTATTCAAAGGCATTCCAGATGCTTTGGTCCATCTGGAAGAATTACGGAATCCGTCACACGGACGCGGATGCCTGGCAGAAGGTCGTGAAATTAAGCGACGAAATTATACGGCTTGTCCCGGAAGACGAGACAATGCACCAGATAGCGAGAATGCTCCTGCTCCGATTAGAGCAGAGGGCGGACGAAATAGCGAAGGGAGAAAAATCATGATCAGATGGGTTAAGACCGGATGCAACTACAAGGCGACCGGCAGCCGCTCCGTCTGGTACGGAGGCATGGGGACGCCGTACGAGATCGAGAGCAGGCGGGAGCAGAGCCCGAACCGGATCGTCAACAGCTTCGTGGTGTTCCGGGACGGCGAGGAAATCAAACGGATGGGCACGATGAAGGAAGCGAAACAGCACGTAGAAGATTTATGGAGAGGAGGGAAAGCATGATTGGAATTATCGGATTTGTCGCAGGGGCAGCACTCACGGGGGTTATCTGGTATATCAAGGACTATGCAACGGATTCGCTGTATCTTAAGGGCTATAAGAGGGGATATGAGCGAGGAAAGGAGGAAGCATGCTGAATCTGGCAATCAGAATTTATTATGTGGCGGTACCTGCGTGCATGATTGCGCAGACGTTGGTGCTCGGATATATGGCGGTGGTGTTGAACAAGTGGAGGAAAGGCAGGAGACATGAAAGCAGAAGAACGTAATCCCCGGCAGTGGGCTGAATACTACGAGAATCTGGAACAGAAAAATTATATCGCCTATCAGGAATCGGGCGAAGCCAGATACGACAGAGCGCAGTACAAGTACGGCAAGATTGCAGATGCTTTTCGTGCTCAGTGCAGAGAAGAGGATGAGAGAGGTGCCATCATGAGAAAGCGGATCAGCAACAAGAACGCTGTGCTTGACAGGCTTATTCCCAACAAGATGTACACGGTGGACGAAGTCAAAAAGCTTCTTGAGGACGCTGTGTGGTGGTAAGAGAGGAGAAAAAGACATGAGTGAGATTTTAATCATGACAATCCTTGCATTTTGTGTCGGCTTCGTGCTCGGGCTGGCGGCAGGAAAGACGAATTGAGGAGGGCGAAGGATGAATGATTTGAAACCTTGTGCATTTTGCGGTGGAGCTGGTCATGTCTATGAAGATGGGCGCCTATCCATCAAGCCTTACGATTTTCCAAAGTGGTACATCGTCTGTCTAAAATGCGGCATAAGGACTCCAACTGCGAAAATGGAACAGGTTGTAAAGATATGGAACAGGAGGGCGAAGGATGAGCATTAGTATCATACCTGACTTTGTAAAGTATCAGATTGACTGGCTGAGGAGTCACAATGACTTGGAGTTTGAGCCGGTCATTGAGGACGCGATTATCCAGATGTTGAAAGACACAGGGAGGAGTTTTATCGACGAACAACCCGACGAGACTTCGCAGTTTGACCATATTGCTGACTCAAGCAGAAAGGTATCTATTTCGTGCGCTCACGAAAATGATGGGGGTAGCGGTATATGATAGCAATCTACACTCAGAACCGGCAAGCGGTCTGGAACTTATCAGACATATCGAGGGTCTATATAACTAGCAATGGGACAGGGATCCAAGCGGTGACAAAAAACGGAGCCGGTGGTGAGCTGGCGAGGTATAAAAACCGCGAACAATGCACATATGTTTTAGGGATGCTTATATCTGCGATTGATGCGGATGAGAGAACATTTGCATTCCCAACAGAAAAGGAGCTTGAACATGCAAAGCAGCACAGCACAGCAGGAGGAGGTAAGAGGCATGGTGGTTCTTGACCATGTGCCTGAAGGTTGGAGAGTTGTCAGTGGATGCACAAATGCACCGGCAGGATACCGCTTTATCAACAACAATAAATCACGATTTGGCGGCGAGTATCAGCATGCACTTGTCGAGGAGGATGTAGCGATTGAATGGTGGATTAATCATACCTGATGAGGACACAGCAAGAGCGCTAAACGATTTGGCAAGGCATAAGGCCATTGTCCGCATCCTTAACGATATACGTATGGACATGGAGA